CCAGCCGTAAACGGCGGGGGTTTCATAGCCGGTGTCGATTGCGAGTCGTGCAATTGTCATCTCGCTGCCGTTCGCATGTTGCCATGTTCGGCCCAGCAATTCCGTCAGCCCGTTCCAGCAGGCTTCCGAGCCCGGGCCGCCCTCAATCACGAGGTGGTCGATCAACCAGCTCTCCAGCCCGCGCCCCCAGGCCCAGACATCAACCTCAATCCGGTCTTTCTGCACATCCGCGCCCGCCGTCAGGAACAGCGCGTTTGCGGGCACCGTGCCTGCGGCCCAGTCTTCCTTTCTGTCCAGCAACCTCTGCCAATCCGGCGCTTCGCCAGATTCCACCCAGGTTTCCCCGAGCGAAGTGTTGATGAATGTTTTCATCGTGTCGTCACCCCCGGCGCGGGCCGAGAGGAACGCTTTTGCCATTGCCTCCAGCCGGGCCCATGGCGAATAGATTTCGTTGAGGTGGAAACCGGCAATGCCGGTGAACGGCTCGCGTGCCTGCCAATGCCCTTTCCCGATTGCTGTCCAGCGGGCCTCATCCGCCCATGCTGCGTTACAGTGGATGCAGTGATACTTTGCGGTTTCCGGCCTATGTGCCCCGCCCGTAGTCTTGTCCCATTTGACCTGCCCCCAGACCAGCACCTGCGGCTCACCACATTCGGGACACGGCACATGGTATTGCCGCTGGTCACTTTCCTCATATGCCGCCTCGATCCGGCTAGCACCCCTGTTCGTGGGCGTCGAAACCAGCACGATCTTGCGGTTCCAGAAGGTAACCGTACGTTTCTTTGCCAGATTTACCGGATCGCCCTCGGCCCCGGCGCTGAACGGATAGCGATCGACCTCGTCGCACATCAGCAACCGGATCGGGCGGCTGGCCAGCCCCGAGGGCGCATTGGCCCCGACTATGGTCAGGTGCCCGCCCGGAAAGCGCTTGTGCAGGATCTTGTTGTTGCCATCCCGAGATTTTGGATCGGCGATCTTGCCGGTCAGGCAAGGCGTATCCCGCGCCATGGGCGAGAACCGGTCCTTCGACCATGTTTCCGCGTCGCGCTCGGTCGGCATCACCACCATGATCGGAGCCGGGTCCTGATCGATATGGTAGCCAACACAGTTCAGGAGGCATTCCGATTTGCCAATTTGACTGCTGGACATGATCACAACGCTTTCCACGTGTGTATCCGAAATCGCCTCCATGATCCCGCGCTGGTATTCCGCGCGACTGGTGCGCCACTGTCCCGGTTCGGCGCTGGCCTCCGAACTCAGCCGCCGGTTTTGATCCGCCCAGTCACTGATCGTTAACTCCGGTGGCGGGCGCAGCACTTCCAGCGCCCGTTTCACTGTCCGGCGCAAGATCGGCGAGCCCGATATCCTCAGGGGTAGCATTTCTTTCCGGCTGCACATCGCTGTTGGCTAAATCCTCAAGGGCCGCGCGCAGGGTTTTGCCGATAAGGTTGCGGGTATCGGCCAGGCTGCCTGCGGCATAAACTTCCGGCGCCAGACGGTCCGGCACCGCCAGAACTCGCGTGCGCAACAACGCCAGCACCTTGATCCAGGCCGCCTCGATATCCTCCACCGCGATCAATGCGCCGCGTCGCTGCGCGGCCTCCATTTCCACCAGATCGGCGCGGGCCCGGATGTAACGCGCCCGCTCGGCGGCATAATCGGGTGCACCGGCCTGTGCGCTCACGGCCTGATCGCGCAAATACTGCACATAGCCGCGCACCGAACCGATCAGGTCATATTGTCCGCGCGTTGCCTTGGGAATGATACCTTCACGGCTTAGTTGCTGCACCCGCCGCTCGGACAGGTCCAGAAGCTTTGCGATCACGGCCAAAGGCTGTGTGGCAGCGGCCATTTACAATCCCCACCTTCCGATCAACGCAATGATATTGCTGCTATTTTACTGGATAATCATCCGGAAAAGAGCGATTCTGATTACAACGAAAAGGAGCCAGACCATGACAAGCAAAACCAACCAAACCGCCCCCGCCGACCTGCTGGCCGGCATCGCCCAAAAGCACCTCTTCATCGAGACGCTGGAGGAGCGCAAAAGCGACAGCCTCGACTTTCACGAGGTTTCGGTCTGGGGTGTACAGGCCGCCTTGGAGGCCGCCTACGCCGCAGGGCTGGCCGCTGCACGGGAGGCAAAATGATGACCCCCAACGCCCGCAACAACGACAAGGCCCTTGCCGCCTTCATGACCCGCAAGGCCGAGATCGACACCATACTTGCCCGCCTGCAGGCCCTGAGCGACGAGCATTTTGAGGCCAACCCCGACGATATCCACTGGGGGCACGTTGGCGATCTGGCCGATATTTCAAAGAACCTGCGCGAGATTTGCGACCGCACTTTTCAGGAAGGTGAATACGCCGAATAATTCACGGCCCTTACTGACCGCCCCGCCACGCGCGGGGCTTCAGGCGGTAGAAGGGCCGCGATGGTCGCGGCTTTGAGCCACGGAGACGAACGATGTTTTACCAGAAACTCCTTTTTGAACTTGCCCCCAACCTGAACCCCGCCGGTGTCGAGGCCTCCATGCGCCTGCAATACGGCACCCTCAACCATCTGCCCCGCGAGGTTTTCGCCGAGGAAGCCAAGCTGGCCGCCGACTGCGAGCACCAATCGCCCGGATTTTTGCGCCGCACCGCCGAAAGCTTCGGGATGGGCGACGAATTCAGCGCATGGGAGGCCAAGGTATGAGCAAGCTCACCAAGACGATCATCCTTTCCGACCGCAGCAACCGTCACCTCCGCCGCTGGGCCAAGGGGCGCATTGCCAAAACGGCCACACCGCTGCCGGGCGGCTTCTGGCAGGTTCCCGTCGATGACGAGATCGTCGCCCGTATCAACGAACTGCGCAATGAGGGCGAGACCGACGATCAGGTGATCTGGCGCATGATGCGCGAAAGCTTTTCCGAAGGGATTGAAAAATGAGCAAGCTCACAGAAACCCAGACCCTCATTCTTTCGCGAGCGTCCCAGCAGGACGACCGCATTGCCCTGCCGCTGCCCGACCGCCTGCGCGGCGGGGCCGCCAACAAGGTGATCGTGCCGCTGATCAAACGCGGCCTCTTGGACGAGGTCGATGCCGATATCCGCAAAGGTGAACCAACATGGCGCAAGACCGGCGACGGCCACGGCACCACGCTGGTCATCACCGATGCGGGGCTCGAGGCCATCGGGGTCGAGACGAAAACGCCGCAACCCGAGCCGGCACAGGCCAAGCCAAAACCCCGCGGGGGCACCAAGCAAGCGCTGTTGATCGAGATGCTTAAAGCCCCCGACGGGGCAACGATTGCCGAGATCGCCAAGGCTACTAATTGGCTGCCACACACAATTCGTGGAGCCATGTCGGGCGCGTTGAAAAAACGCCTTGGCCTGACCATCACCTCGGAAAAGGTAGCCGAGAGAGGCCGCGTTTACCGCATTGCCTCCTGACCCCGCACTGGACTTCACCCTGATTGCGCACTATATTAGCATCCAATTAGATGCGCAGTCAGGAGCCACCCCCATGGATATCACCAAGGACATCCGCCCCCTTACCGAATTCAAACGCGAAACCTCGCGCTTTGTCGCCCGCCTCAAGGAAACCGGCCGCCCGTCGGTGCTGACGGTGAACGGCAAGCCCTCGGTCGTGGTCATGGACGCCGCCGCATGGCAGGACATGCAAGACCAGATCGACTATGCCCAGACCGTTGCAGGCATCCGCAAGGGGCTGGATCAGGCCCGCGCGGGCGAAGGTATCGAGGCCGCCTCCTTCTTTGACGATCTTTCCGCCCGCTGATGGGCCGCCAGTATCGCGTTATCGTCACGCCCAAGGCGGCGGATGATCTCCGGCAGGAACATGCATGGTTGCAGGAGCGCAATCCCCGTGCCGCCGAAGACTGGCTGACCGGCATGCGCAAACTGATCCTCGGCCTTGCATCCATGCCACAAGCCCATGCCGTCGCACCGGAATCCGCCGAATTCGATGTCGAGATCCGCCGCGCATTATACGGGCGCGCTACCCGCTGGCGGGTGTATTTCACGATCATGGACGAGACCGTTCAGGTTCTGCATGTGCGTCATGGTCGGCGGAGCGACTGGCAACCCTGATCGCTTCGAAAACCCGCCGCAGCGTGAACGATCTGGCGATACTCACCACGGTGAAGATCAAGCCCAATTTCAGGTTCTGCACCAGCGTCGTTTGCAAGCCGAACAAGGGAAACACCAGCATCTGGGTGACCACGGCAACGCCGTAACCCACCACAACATTGGCGATGGCTTCCACCAGCGACATGACCCGCGTTTGTTTCATAGCGCCGCCTCATCAGCCATCATCACTGAACCGAGCCGCAAGAATTCGGAACGCATGCGCTGCAACCAAGGGGACCACGCCGTTACCGCAAAGTCGAAGCCGGTCCACCCTGTGGGCCAGCCCATCAGCGCCTCGACGAACAGAGGGTTCAAGCTGCGGCGCTGATCGCAGGTAGTCTTGCCAGCCTGCGAGATCGTCCGGGCCTGGCGGGAATACACGGCAAAATTCGCCAGTTGATCCATATGATTGCGCGCCGGTGGCAGTTGCCGCACATGTTCGGGGCTGTTGGTGCCCTTCCAGTCTCGCGCCAGCGGGGTCGGCCACAACCCCGCCACATGGGTCAGGTCGGCAGTGCGGCGATTGCCGCCGCTCGGCTTGCAGCCGTCGCTCGCCATCGGCGTTGGCCAGTCCCGCGCCATGCGGTCCAGCCCCTTTTCGTTTTTGCGTGCTCCGCCCCGTGTCCGGAAACTGTCGGTCTGGGGTGTGGGCCACATCGCCGCTTTGGTCGCGAGATTCATCCCGTGTTTTCCGGCCAGTTGCGATGGCGTCGGTTTCGTCTGCCGGTTTTCGTTGGCGCTGGCCCTCGGTGTCGGCCAGTTGGTTTCGCCGGGCGAGGATGAACAGCCGCTGGCGCTTGTGCGGCGCGCCGACTTCTGCCGCCGTAAACAATCCTTCCGTAACCCGGTAGCCCAGCTCTTCCAACTCGCATCGGACCTCGCGATATCCGAGGTTAAGATGATTGGCGACGTTTTCCAAAAAGACCCATTCGGGTTGGCATTCCGCGATGATCCGCGCGAAATGCGGCCATAGATGGCGGGGATCTTCCGCCCCCTTGCGCTGGCCCGCGATGCTGAAAGGTTGACATGGATAGCCGCCAGTGAGGATATCCACTGCGCCACGCCACGGGTGGCCATCGAAGGTTCCAACATCGTCCCAGACAGGTGCTTTATCCAGGGCCGCGTCTTCCATCCGCGCCACGAGGGTGGTCGCAGCATAGGCTTCCCGCTCGACGTAACACAGAGTTCGATACCTGGGACAGGCAATGGTAAGCCCGAGGTCGATTCCTCCGGCTCCGGCGCAGAGCGACAGGCCGAAGAACAGATCTGCGGCTCCGGAAGTGTCTCCGGAGGGATGTAGAGCCAGCTCATTCACGGACTCAGCGCGGGTTTTCCGCCAGCTCGGCGAAGGTTTGATCTGTACCGTCCAGCGTTGCGGCTTGGCCGGTGAATTGCTGCCAGCGTTCCACTGCCACATCGACGTAGGCGGGGTTCAGCTCGATCCCGTGGCAAACCCGCCCCGTGGTCTCGGCCGCGATCAGCGTGGTGCCGGACCCCATGAATGGTTCATAAATTGCCTGACCGGGGCTGGAATTATTCAGGATCGGGCGGCGCATGCATTCGACGGGTTTTTGCGTGCCGTGCACCGTGTCCGCATCCTGATCCTTGTTGGCGATCTGCCAGAGTGTTGTCTGTTTTCGATCACCGGCCCAATGACCTTTGCCGGTCTTTTTCACCGCATACCAGCAGGGTTCATGCTGCCAGTGGTAATCGCCACGGCTCAACACCAGCCGGTCCTTGGCCCAGATGATCTGCGAGCGGACATTGAACCCCGCTGCCTCGAGGCTTTCAGCAACCTCGCCCGCGTGCAGTGCGCCGTGCCAGACGTAAGCGACGTCGCCCGGGAACAGCGTCCAGGCCTCTCGCCAGTCGGCGCGGTCGTCATTCAACACCTTGCCGGTGCGCTTGGTCTTGGCGGCACCCGTTTGGTTGCGCCAACTGGGATCATATTCCACACCGTATGGTGGATCTGTGATCATCAACAGCGGTTTCACATTGCCCAACACCCGCTCGACATCGGTGGCCACTG